CAGAGCATTTAAAGCCCAGATAGCCAAGGCTGCCTGAGCAGTTCCCGATACATTGGTATTATTCCTAATAGCCATCTTTTCGGTCAAGTGGCTGATATGTTTGGCATAGACTTTTAAAATGCCTGAGCTGTCCTTAAGGATACGGGAAATGAAGAAAGTCTGATTTTTGGTTCTTAAACCAGCATCAGACTTGATCCGCATATCGTTTTTGAACGTACCAGCAAGCGGGCCACTAGCCGGGTACTCGATATAAAGAGTATAATTCCCGTTTTGTTCCCGTGTGACTTGTGCCTTTGTTGCGTCAATTTCTCCCAGACCGTAGGTTTCAAACGCCGTTTCGTTTGCATTATAAAGAATAGGTCTCATAATTTGACCCCCCAATTTGGGATTGTAAACACTTCAAAGTTACCGTCCCAGCTTATAAGATTCCGTCCATAGTCAAAGTACGGCATCTGGAATTGAGGGGAACGAACCACCTTGTCCCACGCTTGCAAGTTACCAGAGAATACCTGGTTTGCTTGCATATCCAGAGTGATCTTATTCTGTACGGCTTTTAACTTGGTCTTGCGTCCGTTGATAGTAAGTGTGCAATCACCCGAACCGACAAGCGTGATGATTGGTTTAGCGTTAACGTTACCCATGCCATTGATTGCAACTCCGTTTGTCAGTTTTTGAGTAGTGCGCCCTTGCTTGTAGAATTTAACTGGATAGGTCAAGAAGTTCAGCTTGACTTTGCCAAACTGTCGCATGAGGCTTGATACTTCAAAAGTCTCAATAAATGCTGACCGGTAGATAAAATCTGGGTCCCAGGATAGGGTCAAATCTTTATAACCGTCTACGTTGAGCCAGTTGCTGATATCACTTTCTGCATCTGTGAGCTTACGATTTGAAAGGACGGTACAAGGCAACTCGATAGTAACCGATTTAAGACGGTTCTTTGAGATCAATAGATCACCATCGCGACCAGGGACCGCTACTGTTTCCACGTCGCTACCAGTCGAGTTAATAACGTAGTCGCTTGTTACTCGTAGACCGTGAGTAGTGCTTGAAACTCCGTTAAATGTAAAACTTCCCATTATGCCATTCTACCTCCTTCCAAATTTGTATAGTAAGCAAGCTCACGCAATAGCCTGCGCATATTCTCCGGACTGAAGAAATTGTCATTAGCTGTGCCGTTTGCATTTAGTGTGTAGTTGTTCGTAACATTTGAGCTTGAGTTTCCACCGCCTGCATATCCAAAGCGCGTAGCTAGTGTATCAGTCAGACCACTTACAAGATCACCGCGACCTGGTAAATTAAAGCCAAAGCCGTCCGTGTATTTCTTACCGGATTCAACTGTCTTGTTCGCAAGGTCAGTCATTGAGTCGTCGACATAGTAGCCGTACTTCTCAATACCTACTGCCATACCCTCTGGGATAGCGCGACCGACTTGATCTCTAAAGACTTTCGATGGCGAGTTAATAGCCAAAGCAGACCGAGCTGCTGCCACAGCTCCGAATGCAATGCTTGATGCTGCTGATGCAACTGCACCAGCCATCGCGTAGATACCGCCCATCATACCCTCGCCAATAGACATACCGGCATTATATCCGCCGTTGTATCCGCCGGACATACCGTTATGTGCTGACGCTTTAAGGTTGCTAGATGCGTTAAATACTGCCCCGTTGTGACTCGCTACACCGCTAGTAACACCAGACCCAAATTGTGATCCGGCATTTCTACCGTCATGTCCTAGCGATCTAACAGATGCATTAATCATCATCTTCATTGCGTTAGACGCACCGGTAGCAATACCTTGCGAGGAATTAATACCACCACCAATACCAGTGCCAAATTGTGATCCGTACTGCTGGCCGTTCATGGACATAGCAAGGAATTGAGCAGAAATAGCAAGGTTCATCATGGAGGCTGCACCAACTGCTACCTGCTGACCTACACCGATACCAATTGCGATACCAGAACCAAATTCTGAACCCTTAGCTTGCCCATCGCTGGCCATACCGTCCATTGTAGCAGTCGCATTTGATTTGAGGGTACTTGCTGCACCTTGCACGACATCGGACCGGCTTAATACACCATCTCCGACACCCGCGCCGAGTTCAGCACCTTTTACTTGACCCTCGCCGAACAAATTAGCCAAAACACCTAGAGAGGCATTCTTGAGGCCGTCAACTGCGCCCTGGACTGATCCTTGGTTGTCCGTGATACCTTGGGCATATCCACCACTTACTTGCGATCCGCTATATTTAGCTTCCGTTGGTAAGTTGTTGAAGGCTTGTTTAGATGCCTCTGTGACTTCGGACGCTGCCTGTTGGACATCGCCTTTTCCAGACCGCATACCGTCGCTTACTTTTTGAGGGATCTCACGACCTTTAACTTCAAAACCGGCATCAGCGAGTGCACTTCTGAACTCATCACCGATAGCGGTTACCATGCTCTCGATTTCGGGCGGTAACTCTTGACCAGTTGCCCGAATACCCCGGAGGAAGCCTTCCTTGGCTTTATCTCCTGCCTCAGTCCATTTAGTATTGAGTCGTCCTAGTTGTTCATCGGACGAATCTACAAGGGCCTGCGTTTGGTTGGCCATTTTAGGACCAGCCTGGCGCATTTGCTCGATAAGACCTTGGTCAAGCCCGCGTTTAGCGAGTGTTTCAAGGTTCTGCGACCACTTATCAACCGCGTCGATGTTTTTCTGCAAGTTAGCAGTCATTTGATCTGCAGATAGGGCCGTCTGTTGCTCGATAGCCTGGAACGCGTTCTGAACTTCACCTTTGAGATTTGCGAACTCTTGTTGCATCATCTCTACAGCTTTCCGCTGAGCATCGTTCATATTCTCCATGCTATAGATCATACGACCAGAAGCATCTTCTGTAGATTTGGCCTTAGCTTCGTTATTCTTAACGATTGTATTCGTTAATTCATTATCGGACTCTTCAGTTTTCTTGATGTCGTCCTGTAACTTCTTAACTTCTTCGTTGTATTTTTTCTTGAATTCTGCCTTGGCCCCTTCACGGATTCGCGAGTTACTGAAAGAGCCTTCTTCCACGCTATCAGTTTTTTCGACAAGGTCCTGGTACTGTTTCTCAACTTCCTTTATCTTATCCTTGATTTCGAGGCGCTTCTTGGCATTCTCTACCATTTTCTGATTGGCAGCTTCAATCTCGGCCGAAGCCTTGGCAATCTCAATCTGCTTGCGGATCGCGTCCGTAGTCATGTTGATTGTGCCTGTGGCTTTATCGTACTGGATATTTAAACCCTCAATACGTGAGTTAAGGGTTTCCGCTGCCGACGCAAGTTCTTTCTTCTGAGCTGCCGTCTTGTTTTCGACCGCGTTCAATTCGTCGATCTTCTTGACTAGTCGCTCGTTATCCTCGGCTGTGGCTTGGATCTCGTTTCTGCGATCTTTATAGGCTTCATTGCCTTTGTTTACACTTTCATGTAAGTCGTCGAGGGAGCGTTTAAACTCTTCATTCTTGGCCTTGGCTTCCTTGGACGCTTCGCTTTCTTGCGTCAACCATGACACCAGACCAGCGATAGCACCGACAACGATAAAGACTCCACCAGATGATAGAGCTGCCAAAGCTCCAGCTAGTCCAGTAGTAGCACCCGTAGCTACAAGTGAGGTACTGGTTAGAGATACCAGGGAAGTGATAAGCGTACCGATTAGGCTACCGATACCCTTGATAACGGATAGTCCCAGCATAGCTCCTTTAAAGAGCAATACCGCACCTACAACTCCGGTAAATACCGAGATAAGCGGGTCTAAAACAGGTTTAAGAAAGCCTAATACACTTACTAGTGACTTGACAACTGGAGTGGCACCACGGATAACACTGATGATAACATTAAAAGTACTATTTACCGCACCTTTGATACTATCAAGGTTCTGGGCAATACTCTTACCAGTAACTGCCTTGCTCATCTTGTCAAACTCGGCAATGACATTCGCGATACCTTTTGCTACCGCGTTCACGATGTTGCCAAATGAAGTCTTGATACCTTCTGAGTTTTTCTTCGCCATCTCGGCAAAGCCGTTTGTACCCTTGTTAAGCTCAATCAGTCGCTTACTGAAATCAGTAAAGGTTATCTTTCCATCTTGTAAGGCCGAATAGAAGTCCTTTTGAGCCGATGCACCAGCAAAACCAAAACTTTCAGCAGTTTTCTGCAAAGCATAAGGCATGGTCTCTTGCAAGGTTTTCCAACTTTGCATATCAACCTTACCAGCAGATAACATCTGGGTGTACTGTTGCAATCCACGGCTTGCATCTTCTGTAGATGCACCAGAAGCAAGGAACGCATTATTCAAAGCGATTGTCAGCTTAGTAGACTGCTTGAGATTACCAGTCATTGAGGTTAGTTTTTGAGTGGTACTTACAACTGTATCAAGTGTTGTAGGTAGTCCCTCGATACCCTCGGAAAGTAGCTTAGTAGATGCTGCCACATCTTTTGAAGAGTGGCCCAGCGACTTCATGACTTTCGGGAAGCGTTGCAAGGTATCGAAGCGGTCAATAGCCTTATCCATTGACTGGCTTACAAGGTTCATCGCAGAGCTGACAGCTTTAAAGGCTACCGCGCCGACTGAGAAGTTCTTGATTGCGTCCTTGATCTTGTCAAATTTTGACGCGCTCTTTTCAGCCTGGTCGCCTGTGGTTTTGATGATGTCTTTTAGCTTGACAAAACCGCCCCCACTTTGAGATGCGACTTGTCCAGCTCTATGGGCTAGATCAGCGCTTACCTTAAAGCCATTCCCACCGGTTTTACTGATTGTGCCAGCTTCCCTTACTTTCTCGGCTGCCTGTTTAAAAGCATCACCGCCAGACTTGGAAAGCGCACCGGCTTCTTTGATTTTAAAACTTGCTGACTTAAAGCCCTCTCCGCCTGTTTTGGCTTCGTTGCCAGATGCTTTTACTTTTTCTGCCGCTTGCTTAAAGCCATCGCCCGACCGTTGGGCAAGATCAGAGCTTTCTTTGACTTTCTCCCCGGCTTGTTTAAAACCAGAGCCAGAGCGTCCAGCTAAATCAGAGCTTTCCTTGATCTTCTCCCCAGCCCGACGAAAGCCGTTGCTTGATGTCTCGGATAGCTTAGCACCCTCAGCCATACGGTCACCAGCACGTTTAAAGCCTTGTCCAGCTCTTAAAGCCTTGTCACCAGTAGCCTGGATACCGTCTCCAGCGCTTTTGACACCTTGGCCCGATCTACGGGCTTCGGATTCTAAACGCTTTAAGGCGCTTGACAACTCTGACAGTTTCTTACCATTGACCTGGACGTCAATTACTATTTTTCCATCTGCCATTATTCATCTCCCTCCTTTCCACCTAATCTGTATTTATTTTGTAACCGGCGCATTTTTGCCTTATACTCGCTACTATCGTTCTTTGAGGGTTTCCAAGACCGTATCTCTACTAATTGAGATACAGCCGTTCCTTCTGGCAAACCGTTGAGTAGCGCGATAAATTCGGGCCATGTTAGCCGGCCTTGTGCTTCAAAGAGGTTGATGTTGTACGCTTGCATAAAGCTAGCGTATATCTCTTGTGCGTCTACTTCAAAATCAATCAAACGAATATCATCTTCTTCGTCCTTGGCTACCGGCATAGGGTTCCCGTGCCGGTCATAAATCACGCGCTCTTTTTTAGTCTTCAAAAAATGCTCGTCGATATAATCCCACACGGCCACTATATCCTCTGGATTGTCCAAGGCTTCGTCTGTCATCATTAAAATTGCTGTACGCATCTTCTCAAGATTGTTCATGACTTCATTGTCAAACATCTCGAAGACATCAAGCACCAGATCAAAGGAGCAGTCCACCTCATAGGTGCGCCCGTTTAATTCAAAGGAGTTCTGTATAGGCTCATTTAATTTCATGAGCAGTCCTCCTTGCTATTTTTTGGTGGTTTTCTTAGTCTTTTTGGCTTTTGCTTTTTTAACAAAGGACTCAGCAACCGCCCCCGATGCCTTAGCCCGTTCTTGGCCTAGACGGTCAAGCTCAGCGCCCAGCAAAGTATCTACCTCATCAAATGCATGATCCAAAGCGTCAAGGTCTGGATAACGTTCATAGAGTCCAGCAAAGGTACCATCACCGAATAAGACATCATATTTAATCTCCGTCATCTTCTTTTGCATCTCAAAGGCTTCGTCGATAACTCGCTTGTTAACGACTCCTTCTTTGAGATCGTCAAACTCTCCATTATTAGAGCGCTCAATTAGCTCTAACTGGTACTTGTTAAAGCGTTCTGAGATATCTTCCTGGAGCGTTGCGAGGCGCGAGATATTTTCTAGCGATGTATCAAACTGTAGTTCGATTTCTCCGATATTGATCGGGATATAATTGCGTTTTAATTCGATTGAAATAGACATGATTTCCTCCTTTATGCACAAAAAAGAGCGTCCCGAAATGGAACGCTTTTGCTTTTACTTATTAGCCTACGACTGCAGTAGTTTTAGGAATTGAGTTG